TAACTACAGGTAAAATTACTACACCTTCAGGTAGGCAATTTGCTTTTCCTGATGTAGAAAGAAGATTACGAGGTGGCATATCACACTTTACACAGATAAAAAATTACCCTGTGCAGTCTTTTGCTACGGCTGACATTGTACCAGTCGCTTTACTTTATATAGAAAAAAGACTCAAAGATATGAAATCTTGTATTGTTAATACTGTACACGATAGTATAGTTATTGACATACATCCACAAGAAGAAGACCAAGTTATTTATATTATTGATGCTACTAATAATGTTTTAGATAGTCTTATAGAAAACAAGTGGAATATAGTGTTTAATGTTCCTTTAGCATTAGAAGCAAAAATAGGTAAGAATTGGCTTGACACAGTGGATGTTTTATGATATAACATAAAAACTTAAAGAAGGAGATATTATTTATGAATGATATTACAAATATTGATACTAACAATTACGCACTAATGGCAAAAGCAATGGGCTTTGCTAGCGAAAATAAAAAGTCTTCTGCAAAAACAGTTGTACTACCTAGATTTAGAATTTGGCATCAACCTATTATGGGACAAGCCAAAGTTAATGGTAAGACTGCTAATGTAGAAGTTGTTGAAGGTGGTTCTTATAGACTTGAAGTACCTTCTAAAGAAGAAGATGGTGAATCAACCTTTTTCTTTGCTAAAACAGCAAAATTTAGAGTCTTTGCACAAAGATTTATGTGGCGAAGATTTGTTGCTAATAAAAATCCTAAACCAAATGAACCCAAAGGTTCTTTCCATAGAACTTTAATGGCAGATAGTTTGTCTGCAGATTTAAAGGATAACATGGGTGGTTTTAACTGTGGAAAGCCGTCAGGTTATGTTAAAGACTTTAAGGCACTTCCTCAAAATATGCAAGACTTACTTAGACAAATAAGAAAAGTAAGAGTCTTGTTTGGGTATGCAACTTTAATTGATTCTGTTGATTCAGAAGGTAAACCTATTAAAGTAGATACTCAACCTGTAATATGGGAAATAGATAATCGAAATGCTGTAGCACATATGGGTGAAATATTGACTCAAATAGATAGAAAGCAAAGATTGCCTATTCAACATACTATAAGTCTAGTAACTGAAAAGAATGAATTGCCTAATGGCACCAGTTACTATACACCTAATGCTCTTGTTGATTTTAATAAGTCATTAGATATAACAGACACAGACCAATCTAACTTTAAAGACTTTATGGAGTATATTAAAAATTATAATGAATATATTAATACTCAATGGTCAGAAAAATCTGCAGATGCACAACCATCTAAAGATGATATGAAAGTTGTTGAGTCTTTTGTTGACATTGATGATACGGAAGTAGCATAATGCAACACCCTGCTGAACTGTCTTTACACTCCTATATGGATAAAGCCTTAAACGGTAAAGCATCTGTCGCACCCTCAACTCTAAAGCAAATCTCTAAAGACGTGGCTGATGCAGTGAAGAGACAGTTTGGTGGGGAAAAACGCGATAAGTTTAAATTACGTATGTCAAACGTAGGTAAGCCAACTTGTCAACTGTGGTTTGAAAAAAATAAACCTGAAACAGCTTTACCTTTTCCTAGTAATTTTTTAATGAATATGTTAATAGGAGATATAGTAGAAGCTATATTTAAAGGTTTATTAACAGAAGCAGGAGTTAAATATGAAAACTCTGATTCTGTAATACTTGAAGTAGATGATACTCAAATAACAGGTACATATGATTTAGTCATGGATGGTAAAGTTGATGATGTTAAATCAGCATCTGATTGGTCATACAAATATAAATTTGAATCTTTTGATTCGTTAAAAAGTGGTGATGCTTTTGGTTATATAGGACAATTAGCAGGTTATGCAAAAGCATCAGGTAAAAAACCTGGTGGTTGGTGGGTAATAAATAAGGCTAATGGTAAAATAAAATATATTTCAGCTGAAGGTATTGACATTAATAAAGAAGTATCATATATAGAGAATACTGTTAAAACATTAAAAGATAATAAATTTAAAAGATGTTTTAGTGTAGAAGATGAATTGTTCAGAGGGAAACCTACTGGAAATAAAGTCTTATGTAAAACTTGTGCATTTTGTAGCTATAGGTTTGAATGTTGGAAAACATTAGAAGAAAAACCTTCAATGGTATCAAAAGCAAAAGAACCTAAGATTATGCCGTATATCAAGCTAAAAGGAGAACTTATATGAAAGAATATAAATTAGATGATATGGAAGAAATGATTAAGGAAAAAGAAAAAGAACTCTTGGAACTTAAAAAAGAATATAGAGAACGTAGAACAGAGGGTTTACGTAATGCATTAGAGCAACGTAAAGAAGCTGAAAAATTAGTAAAAGAAGAAATGGAAGCCCTAGGCTATGGACATAGGTCCTCTTCAAATTATCCTTTTAAATTCTACTTTTAATGTCTGCGTATAGTGCTACTAGAATGGCACGTAAGAATGGGTATAGGAGTGGTTTAGAGGATAAAGTTGCTACTTATCTTATAAAACAAAACGTAAATTTCCTATATGAAAAAATTAAGATTGAGTGGGAAGACCTCGCATATCGCACCTATACCCCTGATTTTATTCTTAACAACGGAATAATAATAGAAACTAAAGGAAGGTTTATCGCATTAGATAGAAGAAAACATCTTGCTATCAAAAAACAACACCCTGATTTAGATATAAGATTTATCTTTACAAATAGTAAAAATAAGTTACGTAAAGGGGCTAAGTCTTCATACGGAGAATGGTGTATTAAATATGGCTTTAGGTACTTTGATAGAATAATACCTGAAGACTGGTTAAAAGAAAAGGGTAGTAAAAATTACCCTAAATTTATAAAGTATAAAAATAAAAAAATAAGGAGATAACATGCGAATAACTAATGAAGATTTCTATATACAGCTTGTACCTGATTTAGATAAGAATAAAAATTGGTTAGGTACATTACAAGTTAATATTGTTACATCAAATACAAATCCTGTAGATGATGATGGATACAATCAAATATTTCATTTATGTCAACTAATAGCTTCAGTTGTTCCATACATGGATGATAATCCTAATATTATACCTGAGTTAGAAAAGTATATGAAGATAGAACACGAACAAGCTTTACCTGAACTAAAAGTAGTTAGTAAAAAAGGTAATGTAATAAATTTAAACTTTAAATCTAAAACTAATGGGAGTGCTTAATGGCTGCATCAATAAAAGAAATGATAGACTTTGAAAAAGGTTTAGATGATATGGTTAATCATCCACCACACTATAATCAAAAAGGTATAGAGTGTATTGATGCTATAGAAGCTGCTACAGATAAAGGTTTTGAGTATTACTTGCAAGGTAATATAATTAAATACCTGTGGAGATATAGATATAAAAATGGCATAGAAGACTTAAAAAAAGCACAATGGTATCTAAATAAATTAGTAAGGATTAAAAATGGCAGTAAGGATTAAAGTATTAATGACTATTAATATTGATGAATCTGAGTACCCAATGCCAGTCGATGAAAGAGTTGACGAAGAAGTAGAAGATGCTTTAAAAGAGTATTTTCATGACATAGAAGGAATGAATGTTAAAAACATTAGAACAATTATGGAGAACGTATGAGTAAAAATGATATAGTTTTACCCACAGACTATCAAAACTTTATAGCATTATCTCGTTATGCTAGATGGATACCTGAAGAAAAAAGAAGAGAAACTTGGTCAGAGACTGTAGATAGATATTTAAATTATATGCAAGACCATTTAGTATCAAAACATAATTTTGATGAAGTTATATTTTATGAATTAAAAGATAAACTGCATAATGCTATTGTAAATTTAGATGTTATGCCATCTATGAGAGCTTTAATGACAGCAGGTAAAGCACTAGATAAATGCAATGTAGCAGGATACAACTGTTCATATTTACCTGTAGATAGTCCAAGAGCATTTGATGAAACTATGTACGTACTTATGTGTGGTACTGGTGTAGGCTTTTCTGTAGAAAGAGAAAATGTAGATAAACTTCCTATTGTTAATGAACATTTTGAAGATAGCACTACAGTTATTAAAGTAGCAGATTCTCGTTCAGGTTGGGCAAGAGCATTGCGTGAGTTAATAGCTATGTTATATGTGGGACAAATCCCACAGTGCTT